TACCTAAAGAATTTATTAGTTTAATTGATAATGATAATGATCTTATGACTAGGCATGCTCTAGCATATTTAAAAAAACGTAATATAACTAATTATGATATTATAAAATATAATATAGGTTATTGTAAAGAGGGATTATATAAAAATATGATAATAATTCCTACTTATGATGCAGATGGCAGACTAAATTATTTTACAGCTAGATCATTTGAAAAAGAACCTTATGTTAAATATAGAAATCCATCAGCTAGTAGAGATATAATTCCAAATGAACACATGATTAATTGGAGAGTACCTATAATATTATGTGAGGGACCCTTTGATGCAATAGCTATAAAAAGAAATGCTATACCATTATTAGGTAAAAATATTCAAAGTAGCTTAATGAAAAAAATAGTTACTTCCTTTGTACAAAAAATTTATATAGCATTAGATAAAGATGCAATAAAACAAGCTTTACATTTCTGTGAACAATTAATGATGGAAGGTAAAGAAGTATATTTAGTAGACTTAAAAGATAAAGATCCAAGTGAAATGGGCTTTAAAAATTTCACACAATTAATTCAAAAAACAGTTCCATTAACCTATTCAACTTTACTGGAACAAAAACTAGCAATATGATTAAAAAAACATATGATAGGATAATAGAATTATCTGATGACCACAAACAAATTACACTACCAGATTCACGTTATTATAGGAGACATGGTGAATTTTATCCATCTGTTACTTATGTACTAAATTCTTATCCTAAGGGTAAACATTTTGAAGACTGGCTTAAAAAAGTAGGATATAGTGCTGATTGGATAGTTAAAAAAGCTTCCGAAGAAGGTACAGCTACCCATTTATTAATTGAAAAATATTTTAAAGGTAAAGAATTAAATTATTTAAATAAACATGGTTATCCTAAAATGGATCCACTAATTTGGCAAATGTTTCTTAGATTTGTTGATTTCTGGGAAACTTATAAACCTACTTTAATTGAAACTGAAGTGCATTTATTTAGTGATGAATTAAAAGTTGCTGGTACTTGTGATTTAATTTGTGAAATAGATGATAAATTATGGGTTATTGATTTTAAAACATCTAACCATTTACAAACTACATATGATTTACAAGGAGCAGTATATGCTCAAATGTATAAAGAATGTTTTGGGAAAGAAGCGGATAATGTAGGAGTATTATGGTTAAAATCTAAATCTAGAGGTGTAGATAAATCGGGTAAAAAAATTAAAGGTAAAAATTGGGAAATGTACCAATCTCCAAGATCTCAGCAGGAAAATTTAGAAATATTTAAGTCAGTTAAAAGGTTATTTGATTTAGAAAATCCTAAACATAAACCTGCTACTACTTCTTTTCCAACTATTGTGAAGAGAACCGTGTAAAAATTTGGCTACCTGAAATAGGAGTCGTATAATTAAAAGAGGTAGACCAAGCCTTAAAGTTGGTAAAATAGTTAAAAGATTTAAGCCCACAACTATGATGATGGATGATTTCAAATTCAATCCAGAGTTATTTATCCCTATGAAAACTGGGAAAAAAGTTGATGAATTACTTTCTAGTGAAGGTGGTATGATGAAAGGTACTAATGTTGCCTTTGTTGGTGATCCTGGTGTTGGTAAAACTACAGTTTTATTAGATATGCTTGCTGATATGCAAGCTAAAGGTCAAAAAGTATTGTTTATCTCAGGTGAGATGAATAGAATTGACATGGTAGGATATGTTAAAAGATATCCTAAATTCGCTAAAGTTCCTATTTTATTTATGGGTGATTATATTGAAAATGATCCATTAGCGGTTTTACAAGCAGTGTTAAGTGAAGGTTATGATGTAGTATTAGTAGATTCATTTGCAGAGGTAGCAGTTGCAGTAGTAGATCATCATGGTGGTACTATGAAAAATGCTGAAACTAAGATATTGAATTTACTTGAGCGTCATAATAAAGCTGAAAATAGAAGTAATATAAACACTGCATTTATGTTGATTCAACAGGTAACTAAAGGTGGAGAATTTGCCGGTAGTAATAGATTTAAACATATGTTAACTGGAATGGCGCATATGAAATTTAATAATGAGGGTGGTAGATGTATATTCTTCAGTAAAAATAGACGTGGTGGTGAGATGAATAAATTGTTTTTCTCATTAGATACCGCGAATCATGTCGGGTGGTTATTTACCGAGCCATTAAATATGGCAATATAACCTAGTTATTATTTATTTACATGTGTGGGGGTGTACCGTTGGTACGCCTCCCTTATTCCATACCTATTAACCCCCGTGTACATAAATATTAATACGGTATGCCTTTATATATTACTAAGTTATGCCGCCGTACGTACCGATATATATGTAAATAATACCACGCGCGTTGATGTCCATATATGCGTGGATACCAAGAAAAAAGGTGTAGCACCATTTATGACTCGTACACGATTTTACACATCGATTGGTATATACAAATATATATTGATAGGAATAGAAATATCCATATGTATGAATATGCCAAGTAAATTAAAACCAAGTACCAAAGAATATAAAAGGGATAGAAACAACCGCATGACAAACCAGTGGACATGGAAACATTATACAGTTTCAGGAACCTCCACAGAAGAATTACAGAAGCTTTATAAAACGTTGCCTAGAAAACGCAATATAATAAGAAGAGAGTTACTAAAAAGAGGTTGTCAAGTAGAAGTTAACTAAGTAAAGAACCTATATATATTATTCCCAGACAGATGATAGCTATCACACATGCCATCACCGTGCTAATTCCAAAAATAAGATGAATTATATTAGTTAAATTTTGTCTCTCCTTCTTCTTCATCGTTAAATAAATTTACTCTTACCCATTCCCCATCACTTAATAAAAAATGCGAGTCGCCCACAATCATTCTATATTGATCTACGTATACTACTTTCTCTTTACTATTTTTTGTCATCGACTGATATATACTGATATTTATTCTAATTGCTCTATCCAATCATCCACCTCTTTCCCCCACGTCAAATAACCATTTTTCTGCTCTGTTTCATTTTTAAAATAAACCCAGAATGGCCAGTATTCAATCTCTTTGATAGATAGGAGAGACATTGATGTGGGATGATTATACGTACCATCGTCCTTCTCAGCATCAACATATATAAACGTATATTTAGGATATTTTTGTGCAATTATCTCTAATTGTTCCTTCAATAATAATCTACAAGACCCACAATACCTAGATCCAAATATAACTATAGCCTTAGTATAATGTTTAATTATTTGTTTTAGATTATCCTGATTTAATATTAAAAAATGTTTCATCATATCTTATAGATAAAGGGGCGGGACTCGAACCCGCGACCTTCTTGACCTCTTTGCTTTTCACGATCGATTGTATTACAAGCTTTACTTCACGTTAAAGTTCCACTTCGCGCCGAGTTAAGCCAAGACGAGCTACCTACTGCTCTACCCTACTAGACTATAATATACAAAAAATTATTTGGAAAACCAAATGATCCTTAATATCTTTACGTATAGATAGTATATACGGATAGTTGTATTAATTGCTGTATAAGAGAAACAGAGTTTGGTTTTTGTTATATTTATGATAAATTACGTTATATGAAAGGTACTCGTTTTAATCCTCCCCAAGAGTGGAATCCTAACCAAGTAAAAGATAGGAAAGGAAATGATGTAGATGTCGTTTTTAATAGATATTTTTTAGGTTTATCTCATCTTGCTCAACAAGTAGGACAAGAATTATCTATTGATAGAGTTAAACACCCTAAAATGATTGAAATTGGATCATATATGGGTGAATCTACTTTAATTTTTGGTTCCGCAATTAATTGGGATACTATTTATTGTATTGATCCTTTAAGTGGAGAAGAAGAAATGAATAGCATTAGTGGTTTAGATTGGGTAAATGTACGTTCTCATTTTAGAGAAAATACTAAGTGGTTTAATGTTGAACATATTGAGAATTATAGTTATAATGTAGTAGATAAGTTTGAAGATAACTCTATTGATTTTATTTACATAGATGGTAATCATACTTATGAAGATGTAAAACGTGATATTGAATTATATGCTCCTAAATTAAAAACATTTGGAATGTTAGGAGGGCATGATTATGATGAGAATTGGGATGGAGTTAGAAAAGCAGTAGATGAAGTAATTACTAATGATAAAGCACTATTAAAATTTGATGATAATAGTTGGTTAATAAAAAAAGTAAATACTATTTTATGAAAAGTAGATTAAATAAATTAATTAATGCATTTGGAAATTTACCCGCAATAGCTGAAGGTATTAAAAACCGAGTTTTCACTAATGATGATGTTGAAGATATAGCTTGGAAAAGATGGGAAATTTGTACTAAATGTGAGTTATTTGATACTGATGGTAAATATTGTGCCATGCCAGGTACAGCTCCATGTTGTGCTGATTGTGGTTGCATATTAAATTTAAAAGTAAGATCATTATCTTCCTCTTGCCCTAAAGGTAAATGGGCGGCTTTCATGAGTGAAGAGATGGAAGAAGAACTAATGAAAAAATTATGATACAAACAGGATTTGGAAGAAATTACGTTATAAATCTTAAACGTCACCCTAATAGATTAAAACAAGCAATTGAAGTTTTAGGAGATAGTAATACTACTGTTATTGAAGCTATAGATGGAAGAGATTATTATGATAATAAAGAATGGCTAAAAGAAAATATGGCTGAAACTGTTATTGATCCTAACGGATTATGGACTGTTTCAATTGTTGCTTGTTCTCTTTCACATAAAAAAGCATGGCAAGCATTTCTTGATAGCGGAGAACCAACGGCTTGTTTTTTTGAAGATGATGTTATAACCTCACCTCGTTTTGACCCAGATATTATTGAGGAGATAAGAGATGGAGTTGATGATAAAAATTGGGGTTGTATTTTTTTAGGAAAATATAATGAAGAAATAAACTTAGTTGATGAACAATCTAAATATCTACCTATTAGGAATAAAGATGTTAATTGGGGAA